CACCAGCATCGACACCGGCACGCTGGGCGCAGCCGAATGGCGCATCGAGGCGATGGAGGATGTGTTTGGCCTCGACAGTGCCGTGCTGGCCCCGCCGCCACCCATCATCGACGAACCCACACTGGAGCCGCTGCCGCCCGCCCTGGTGCTGGCGGTGGAGATCCCGTATTGGGAACTGGCGCGCACCTTGTCGCGGGCCGAGCTGGATTACCTGACCGACACCGATGCGGCGGTGGGCGCGCTGGCGGCGGCGGGTGGTGCCGGACAACTCAACTGGCAGCTCGCCACCGGCGCATCGGTGGGTGATATCGAAGTCATCGCCAGTGAGGACTACGCGCCGCTGCTCACGCTCGACACGGATTTGCCCGCCACCGAGGCCGATGCCATCGCGGTGCCGGTGACGGCGATCAGCCAACCGGAACGGCTGGCCGTGGGCAGCTACGCCTATCTGGTCGATGCCGCTGGCGACATCCGCGAAGCCGTCGCCGTGCTGGCCTTCGATGCCAGTGCGGCCAGTATCGATCTGGCGCGCGGCGTGCTCGACACCACGCCGCAGTCGCACGCCAGTGGCACGCAGTTGATCGGCGTCGGCGAATGGCTGGCTGCCGAAGGTGCGGAACGCGCACCGGGCGAATCCGTGTTCGTGGCCGCAATTCCGCGCACCTCGACCGATCAGGGCGAGCCGGAACTGGCCGCCAATGGCCAGCCGCTGCTGCTCACCGGGCGGCAGGCCATGCCGTATCCACCCGGTCGCATCCGCCTCAACGGTCAGATCGAGCCTACCGTGGTGGCCGGTGATCTCGCCGTAGCGTGGGCGCACCGCGACCGCATCCAGCAGACCGCCTACCTCGTGCATCAGGACGAGGGCGACATCGGCCCGGAACCGGGCGTGACCTACACCGTGCGCATCCGTGATCGCAACGACACGCTGGTGCATACGGCGTCCGGTATCGCGGGAACGGATTTCGTGTGGGACGTGGCCACCGCTGCCGCAAACGCCGGAGCGCTGGGCGACCGTATCAGCGTGGAAATCAGCGCCGAACGCGACGGGCTGGAGAGCTGGCAGCCGCAGGCTCGCGTCATGGATCGCGCGGGCTACGGCCTGCGCTGGGGCCAGTATTGGGGAGGAAACTGATGGAAACACCAACCGACGCCCGCATCGATGTTCATCTGCTCACCCTGAACGAGCCTGCCGAATGGCGCGAGGCCTGCATCGCCAGCCTCGATGGCGCGCCGATCCAGTTGCACGTCGTGCCGGGCATTGCCGGACGCATCGGCGAAGCCCGCGCCGCTGGCTATTCGCGGGGCACTCTGCCACTGGTGTCCTTCGTCGATCCCGACGATCTCTATGAGGCCAGCGCCTTCACGCAACTGGCCAATGCGCTGGATGCCTGCCCGCAAGCGGTGATGGCCTACAGCGACGAGGCGCTGATGGACGAAACCGGGCGCGACATCGCGGTGCGGCGTCTGGCCTATAGCCGCTGGCAGCACGCCAACAGCGCCAGCCACGTTCACGGCCTGATCGTAATGCGCCGGTCTGCCGTGGAGGCCGCGCTCGCGGAAACCACCGACATCAACAACTTCGCCGACTGGCTGCTGACCCTGCTGGTAGCCAAACGTGGAGGCGTGCTGCACCTGCCCATCGTCGGGCGGCACTGGCGGCAGCACCCGCAGCAAAGCCATCGCACCGGCGACCCGGAAGCCGTCCGGCGCATCCGGCAAGCCGTGCCTCTCTGGAGATAAGCATGTCATCGACCGATCCGAACCTTGGACTCACCTACGGCTGGACGCTTGGCGAAAGTGGCTGGGACAGCGGCATGGACGCCAATCTGAAACGCCTCGGCGCGACAGTCGGCCTGTCCGTGAAAGACCGCGACCTGACCTCGCCACCAGCCAGCCCAGTCAACGGCGACCGTTACCTCATTCCCGCCGCCGCCACCGGCGTGTGGGCAGGCAAGACCAACCAGATCGCCGTGCGCATCGAAGGCGTGTGGGAATACCACGCGCCCAAGGTCGGCTGGCTTTGCTACATCGAGGACGAGGCCAAGCTCAGTGCCTACAAACCCGCAGGCTGGAGCGCGGGCATCGCCATCTGATTTCCACTCACCCGCAACCACCCGAACCCGCCCACGAGGCGGGTTTTGCATTTCTGGAGACTGCAATGACCGAAGAACACCAACCCGCCACCCTCGTGGAAAACATGCTGCTCATCCGGCGCGAAGACTTCGACGAACTGCTGGATCGTGCCGCCGAGCGCGGTGCCGGACGTGTGCTGGCCCACCTCGGCCTCGAAAACGGCCACGCCGCCCGCGACATCCGCGAACTGCGTGATCTGCTGGAGGCATGGCGCGATGCCCGTCGCACCGCGTGGCAGACCACCGTGAAAGTCATCACCACCGGCCTCCTGGCCGCGCTGCTGGTCGGGGCCGCCATCAAGTTGAAGTTGATGGGAGGCCCGCAATGACCGCCCGCAAAATCTGCTTGCTGGACGACTGGCGCAAGATCGCACGCCGCGCGTGGAGCATTCGTCTGTCCATCGTCGCGGCGATCTTCACGGCGGCGGAAGTGGTGGTACCGCTGTTCGGCGACGTTCTGCCGCGCGGCGTGTTCGTGCTGCTGGCCTTCAGCGCCAGCATCGGCGCGGCCATCGCCCGCTTGGTGGCACAACCGGAGATGCACCGATGATCCGGCCGCCATCATCACCAGCTGCGCGCCGCACCGTGGCCGCGCTGACCCTGTCCGCCGCCGCACTGGTCGGCCTCGTGCTGCACGAGGGCTACACCGACCGCGCGGTGATTCCGGTCAAGGGTGATGTACCGACCATCGGGTTCGGTACGACTTCGGGCGTGAAGATCGGCGACACCACCACGCCGCCAAAGGCGCTGGCCCGGGCGCTCACCGATGTGCAGCAGTTCGAGGGCGCGCTCAAGCAGTGCGTGACTGTCCCGCTGGCGCAGCACGAGTACGACACCTATGTGTCTTTCGCCTACAACGTCGGCAGCCGCGCGTTCTGCCAATCCACGCTGGTGAGGAAACTCAACGTCGAGGACTACGCCGGAGCATGCGCCGAACTGCTGCGCTGGCGCTTCTTCCAAGGCAAGGACTGCGCATTGCCGGAGAACAGCCGGTTGTGCGGTGGTCTCGCTACACGGCGTCAGGCCGAGTACCGCCAGTGTCTCGGGGAAACCGCGCCATGACGCTGATCCCTTGGCCGTACCGCCTGCTGGCCTTGGTGCTGCTCGCCGTCGCGCTGATCGGCTTCGGCTGGATCAAAGGAGCCGTGCACGTTCAGGCGCAGTGGGACGCCGCCGTCCAACAGCAAGCCCTGCAAACCTCGGCCACGCGCCTGCGTCAGGCTGAAGCCACCGTCAAGGTCGTCACCGAGTACGTCGACCGCGTCCGCGTCGTCCGCGAGAAGGGCGACACCATCATCAGGGAGGTTCCCGTCTATGTGCCCGCTCAAGCCGATGCTGCTTGCACTATCAACCGTGGCTTTGTGCGCCTGCACGACGCTGCCGCCGCCGGGGAACTGCCCGAGCCCGCCGGAGATGCTGATGCGCCCGCCGCAGGAATTGCGCTCTCTACCGTCGCCGAAACCGTCGCAGGCAACTACCAGTCCTGCCACGAAAACGCCGAGCAACTGAGGGCGTTGCAGGGGTGGGTCAGGGGGATGGCATCCGCCATCAAGTAGCCAACGCCTGAGGTGGCGCGCTCGCGCTGATCTCCTTCACGGGCACCAGAGAAGTATGAGACAATACATATAGTCCGTTTTCATCGGATGAAAACACATTGTAAATCAATAACTTGAGATTGTTATGGGCGAGTTGACTGGTTTGAAAGCTGATTTAGCCCAGATTGTTCGGCTGGCGCTCGCCGAGCAGGCGGAGGACGTGCGCCTGTTTGCTGCGAGGCTGGTCAGAAAGTACCGAGGCACTGAGCCGGAGTTGGCCGAACAGGTGGATCTGTTCCTTCGCGCCAAGCCGCATCGAGCAGGGGCACCGCTGCGCAAGGTGACATCGCCTTCGCTGCCGGAGCAGGTGCTGCCGGTGGATGACGAATCGCGCCTGTCGCTGTTGAAGGTCTTCAAGGACTCTCCGGATCGTGAGGCTCCGTTGTTGTCTGCCGAGCTGGAAGAGTCCCTTGGGCAATTGATCCAGGAGCGCAAGCAGGCAGCGCGTCTCGCCACGCTCGGTTTGACCCCGACCCGCTCTGCCATCTTTGTTGGTCAACCCGGGGTGGGCAAGACGCTGACGGCTCGCTGGTTGGCAGCCCAACTGGGCGTGCCGTTGTACGTGCTCGATCTGACTGCCGTGATGAGCAGCCTGCTGGGACGCAGCGGCAGCAACCTGCGCGCGGCGCTGGATTTCGCCAAACGCAGTCCCTGTGTCCTGCTGCTGGACGAGATCGATGCAATCGCCAAACGTCGCAGCGATGACACGGACATCGGTGAACTCAAGCGGCTGGTGACCGTGATCTTGCAAGAGGTTGACGAGTGGCCAGCAACGGGATTGCTGCTGGCCGCCACCAATCACCCAGAGTTGATCGATCCAGCGCTGTGGCGACGGTTCGATCTGGTTGTGGAATTCAAGGTGCCAGCGGCGGCGGCGGTCAAAGAAGCCATTAAGCGTTTCTTGGGGCCGGACTTTGCCTTGTTCGGTCGCTGGATCGAGATTCTGGCTTTCGCGTTTCGCGGACAGTCCTTTAGCGACATCGAGCGCGAGATACAGCGCTTTCGGCGTGCAGTGGCGCTGGGGACAACGCCGGATGCCGACCTGATCGAAGAATTCATCAAGGCACGCGCCCTCTCTCTGGATCGGCAAGGCCGCATCGACATGGCAGTGTTGCTGGCAAATCAGACGCGCCTGTCTCAGCACAGTATCTCGGACATCACCGGCGTGAGCCGGGACACCATTCGCAAATACACCACCGATAGCTCGACCGTGGTTCCCAAGAAACGGAGACGTGAGGCATGAGCCAGACCAACTTTCTGATCGGGCGCGGCGAGTTGCTGACCCACGAGATTAAGGGCCCCAAACGTGGCATGGACAAGGCTGAGGTCTACACGTTGCAGCAAGCGCGGAGCCGACTGATGCCGCAGTTCGTCGAGGTCGCGGCGAACCTCGATAGCTTGCCTGACAAAGCCTGTCCGGGAGATTTGGGCGTGGCTCGTCTCACGCTCAATCCGAGTTACATCGCGCGCTCCTTCTTCCCGACAGCCATGCTGCGGAGCGCGGGTTTTGAGTCGGTCGGCAGCAGGGCCGTCAAAATCACCCCAGAGGGCTGGTCAAAGAAGGGGCCGCCACGCGAATCGGCCACCACGGAGCTGTTCGTGGTGGGCCAGCGCCAGGCATTCCGCCAGCTGAAGGACTGGGCCGGGCAACTGGGCGAAGGGTCGAATGAAGCCAAGGATTTGTCGCATATCGAGCGGTTTTCCGCCTTTGAGTCCAAGGATCGCATCGTCTCGTTGGGCAAAGCAAAGGATCGCTTCTTCGAGGTTGGCATCCATCTGCTTCCCGGTGACAACGATCAGTTTGTGCAGCGTGCGTTTGCCAAGTACGCAGCCGATGTTGGTGTGACGATCCATACCGACTTGGCGTTCAGCGCGGGCAACCTGTGGTTTCTTCCGGCCGAGGGTACGCACCACAACATCAAGCGCTTGGCTGAGTTCACCCTTGTGCGCGTGATTCGTCCCATGCCGCAACTGCGTGGCATGCGTCCGGTGCAACGCTCTGCGGGCGTGAAGGTGGCGTGCAGCCTGCCGACAGAGCAACCCTTGTCGTCCGAACCCAAGGTCGCCATCCTCGACGGCGGCCTGCCCGAGCAGCACAGCATTGCTCCGTGGTTGAGAACCTATCGGGCACTGGATGAAAACGCGGCGGATGATCCGAGCGGTTTGGAGCACGGCCTCGGTGTGACCTCGGCATTCCTGTTCGGCCCAATAGCTCCGAACAGCACTGCGGCACGCCCATACTCCTACGTTGACCACCTGCGCGTGCTGGACCGCGAGACCGAATCGGAAGATCCACTGGAGCTGTACCGCACGCTGGGGCTTGTCGAAGAAGTCCTGCTGTCGCGCCAATATCAATTCCTCAATCTCAGCCTGGGGCCGGATCTACCGATTGAGGACACCGACGTGCATGCGTGGACATCGGTGATCGACGACCTGCTCAGCGACGGTGATACCTTGATGACCGTCGCCGTTGGCAACAACGGCGAAATGGATCGCTCGGTGGGCAATGCCCGCGTGCAGGTGCCCTCGGACTGCGTCAACGCCTTGTCTGTGGGCGCTGCCGACAACGTGGATGCGACGTGGTCGCGTGCCGCCTACAGCGCCGTTGGGCCTGGGCGCAGTCCTGGTGTGGTGAAGCCTGACCTCATGGCATTTGGTGGAGACGCCGCCAGCTCTAAGTACTTCCATGTGCTGGGCGCTGGCGCGAAGCCGACGCTGATCCCGCAGTTGGGTACCAGCTTCGCGTCGCCATACTTGTTGCGTAATGCCGTCGGTGTTCGGGCAATCCTCGGCGCGGATTTGACGCCGCTGGCCATCAAGGCATTGCTTGTTCACGCCGCTGATTCATCCACCCACGACAAGCTCGAAGTGGGTTGGGGCAAGGTTCCGGAAGACCTGATGGAGGTCATCGCTTGCCCGACCGGCGTGGCACGAGTGGTCTATCAGGGGGAGTTGAAGCCGGGCAAGTTCTTGCGCGCAACGCTTCCCCTGCCTGTCGGCGGCCTACAAGGCAAAATTCGCCTGAAGGCGACCTTTTGCTATGCGTCGCCGACAGACCCTCAAGATGCTGTCGCCTACACCCGCGCTGGTCTGGAGGTTGTGTTCCGGCCCAGCGACAAGAAGATCAAGGAGGGCAAGACCAGCGCCGACACAAAGGGCTTCTTCAGCATGAAGAAATACGCCACCGAGGAAGAGCGCCGTTCCGACCTGGGCAAGTGGGAGACTGTTCTGCACGGCAACAAATCCATGCTGGGCAGCAGCCTCGACAACCCGGTGTTCGATATCCACTACAACGCCCGAGAGGCGGGTGGGCCGACAACCAACGCCGAGAAAATTCGCTACGCGCTGATCATCACGGTTGAAGCGCCCAAGCATGCAGACCTCTACAACGAGATTCTGCGTGCCTACGCGAAGACGCTGGTGCCCATCCAGCCGAAGGTGACGTTGCCGGTTCGCGTGTGACTGTGCTTTTCCGTGATGACTACTTCACGATTTCCATCAACCTGCCGAAGCTGTCCACCACGTCGTACTTGACGTTCTCTGGGGCGAAGCGGCGATTCATCTCCTCGAAGAACTTGCGGGCACACTTGATCTTGGTCTTTTCGATCTCGCGCAGATCCATCGATGACATCGACCCCTTGGTTTCCGCCACGAAGTAGATGTGCTTGACCGTGCCTTCCTTGAAGGTGATGGCCCAGTCGGGGTTGTAGTCGCCGACTGGCGTCGGGATCAGGAAGCCGCGTGGCAACTTGGCGTATACGACCACCTCGACACTGGCCTCCAGCGCCTCGGCAAAGTCGCGCTCCGGCTTCGATCCTGAATCCGGCAGTACGAAATCGTAGATGTGGTGCTTGGGCGTTCTGACCGCGTTGCTGAAGTCCTGCTTGGTCTGCCCGGCGGTGAAGATGTCGAGGTCGAACTTGTCCTCGACCGGGTCGTAGGCCAGATGTTCGATGATGACCGTGGCCTTCTGCTCATTGATGAGCCGCGTGGCCTCGGCAATGAAGCTCTCGGGGTTGGTCTTGAATTGCGCAAACACCGCGACGTTGATCCCCTTGAGGACTTCCGCCACCGTGCGGCGCGTCAACTGCGTGCCCTCAGCCAGCTTGCCGATGAGGTCGTACTTGACCGCCGAGTGGATCGAGTTCTTGTTGGTTTCGGTTTCCGTGGCTTTCAACTCGAAGGCATTGCCGCCCTTGATACCGTCATAGGTGACGGCGGCTGCCTGCTCGCCGTGCTGGATGGTGTATTGCAGCGGGGTCACGCGCAAGGCTGCGTCCAGCTCCTTGACTGCTTTCTGCACCAGCTCGTCCGAGTCGAAGTCGACGCTGTAGGCCGCCTTGCGGTTGATGCGGTTCCACAGCGCCTTGAACTCCTGCTTGTCGAAGTTGGCGTTGAGCGGATTCTTCTTGGGGCGACGGTCGTCGCCGATGTCGGGCAACTGGCTCGCGCTGAAGAAACTGTCGATCAGCTGGAACACCTGTTCAGCGTGCGGCTTCAGCTCTGGCGGCAGGTCGGCGAGCGTCCCAGCCTTCTTGGCATCGTGGTACGCGCCAGCGATCCTATCCGCATCGTCGGTGTAGTCGTTCTTGACCAGATAGCGGTAGATCTGCTTCGCCAGCTGCGGCGTGACCTGCACGTCCCCTGTTGGCGTTTTGAACACCTTGCCGGTGAAATATTCTTCGTTCGCCACCTTGGGGCGGGCGGACAGCGAATCGCTGATGTCCTTCTGCAGCGCCGCCACGAAGTCCTTGTAGCTCTCGCTGGCCACCACGGTCAGCACGTTCACGTCGTGGACGATGGCCGGGTGATCCATGCGGTCGCCCTGCTGGTTCACGGACAAACGCAGGCCGCGCCCCACCTCCTGGCGGCGCGAGATGGTGTTGTCGCTGTGCTTGAGCGCGCAGATGACGAACACGTTCGGGTTGTCCCAGCCTTCGCGCAGGGCCGAGTGCGAGAAGATGAAGCGCACCGGCTCGGCCAATGACAGCAGCCGCTCCTTGTCCTTCAGGATCAGGTCATAGGCGTCCACGTCATCGGACAAGCCCGCGTTCTCGCCGCGCGCCGCCACATCCGAATCCACCTGCCGCTTGCTCTTCTTGTCGATGGAAAAGTAGCCGCTGTGGGTCTTGCCCACCGGGATGCCCTTCAGGTACTTGATGTAGGCCGTCTCGTCCAGATCAAGCACCTCGTTCAGGTACTGGGTGTATTCCTCCTCGAAGATGCGGGCGTACTCGCCTTTCTCGTCCGCCTGCGCGTAGTCGCGGTACTTGGCCACCTCGTCGATGAAGAACAGGGTCAGCACCTTCACACCCTGTTGGAAGAGCGCCTGCTCCTTGTCGAAGTGCGCCTTGATCGCTTCCCGAATCTGGATGCGACGCAACGCCTGCTCGGTCACGTCGCCCGTGGCATCGCCCACCGTCAGCTCCACGCCATTGGTAAAGCTCAGTGTGTCGGTGTTTGCGTTGATGTCCGCCACCACATAGCCGTCGCGGTACTGATCCAGCCCGTTTGAGAGATCGAACAGGTTGTCGCCCTTGCCGAGCTTGCGCACCACGCGCTTGATGTCGCCATTGGCGAGTTTCTGCTCCATCTCCACGCGCGCCTCAGGCGGCTTCTTGGTCGAGATGTCGATGGATTGCAGATACAGGTAACCGGTCGTGCCCGCCAGCCCCTTCACCGCGATGCCGCGCACGGCGATTTTCTTCACCAGCTTCTGGTTGTAGGCATCCAGCGCGTCCAGCCGGTGAATCTTGTTGTGCGTGGTCTTGTGGGTCGCCGAGTAGCGCAGCACCATCAAGGGCTTGAAGTTGACCAACGAATCTAGCGTCTTGCCGCCTTCCATCTTCTGCGGCTCGTCCAGAATCAAAATGGGCCGGTTAGCACTGATGACATCGATGGGCTTGCGCGACTGGAAGTCGTCCAGCTCCTCGTAAATGCGCCGATTGTCCTTGCCGGTAGCATTGAACGCCTGCACGTTGATGACCATCACGTTGATGCCCGCGTCTGACGAGAAGCTCTCCAGATGGTGCAATTGCTTGGAGTTGTAGATGAAGAAGCGTGCCTTCTTCTGGTAGCTCTCCAGAAAGTGTTCGGCGGTGATGTCCAGCGACTTAGCCACGCCCTCGCGAATGGCGATGCTCGGCACCACGATGATGAACTTGCTCCAGCCATACAGCTTGTTCAGCTCGAAAATCGTCTTGATGTAGCAGTAGGTCTTGCCGGTGCCGGTTTCCATCTCGATGTCGAGGTTCACCCGCGCGACCTTGGTCTTGACCAGCGTGTCCGACAGCGGGAGGTTCTGCGCCCGTTGCCCGGCATGGATGTTGTCGAGCAGCGCCGTGTCCGAGAGCACGAGGTCGGCGTTCTTGAACCCGGCCTCGGTGAACAGGTCTTCCGTTCCCTTCTTGGCCTTGCCGGGGTCGATGCGGTAGCTGATGGCCTCGGTGGATGCAGGCGGCTGGCCCTTGAAGCAGTCCACCACCGCCTGTACGGCGGCAGTCTGGTAGGACTGCGTTTTGAACTTCAGTTTCATCTCCGCCCCCTCAGATGCTCTTCACTTCGGTGGAGGGCGACAGCGACTTGAAAATCTGCTCCACGTTGATCTTGACCGCGCTGTCTTTGAACCCGGCGTCGCGGAACACCGCGCGCAGCGGCTTGTGCGTCGCCAGTTCCTTGACGAAGCTTTCATCCACGCCGCCGTGAGCGTCGAAGCAGGCGGCCAGCGCCGGGCTGCCATTTGCGCTCGCGTCCACGAAGAACACCTCCTTGCCCTGGATGACCTTCTTCTCGATGGGCAGGGCGAGGTCAACGCCCCAATCCAACATCACCTGGAACAGCAAGTCTTCCGCCGTGCGGTCGGGCTTGATGTTGTCCACGAACAGGTCGAGCTTCCCCTTTTCCAGCGCATCAGGGGCGTAATAGACATCGGCCATATTGGAGGTGTCGATCTTGAGGACGCGGAAGCCAACGTCCTGTTTCCACCCCTCATCAGAATCGCCCTCAAGAACTTGTTTGCCAGCCCGACGAATGCGCTCCTTCCCAATATCAGGAATGCTCTTGTATCCAGCCTTAGCCCCTGCGGAATCGGGCGCAAGTTCTTCCGCCAACTGCACCATGATGAAACGACGGTTTCCGCCTTCCTCAGCATTTACTGTCATTACCGCATGGGCCGTTGACGAAGAACCGGAAAAGAAGTCCATGACGATGGAGTTTGGATGGCTGCCAATCCTTACGAGCTTGGCCATCAGCTCCGTCGACTTTGGGAAGTCCATGACGGACGAGCCGAATAGGTCTTTGATCGCCTTTCGCCCGTAGTCGTTTGTGATCTCCTTATCCACCCACAGGGATTTGACCAGTGTCTTGGCGACCTCTCCGTTTTCCCCATGCAGATAGTCTTTACGGTAGATGCGCCATTCGTCACCGGTAGGTTGTGCGCAAAGCAGCTTTCCTTCCTTCAATACCTTGTCTTTTCCCCACGTCCAGCACGTCTTGACTCCATTGGGAGCGTCTGGCCAGACTTCAATCTGAAAGTTCGCATCTTTCTTCAGCGAAACAGCGCACGTTGCATTGTCTACATAGAGCGGGTAGTAAAGCTTCGGACGTGTGGTCGGATTGAAAGCTTGGTTTCGATTGCGCAACCCAAGCAGGCGGTACTGGCCTTGATCATCATTTTTATCGTATTCATCGACCATCCGACCTTCCTTTTCAAGGCCACGAACTGCCGAGGAGTTGAGTCCATCTTTTACAAACACGAGGACAGCTTCATGGGTCTTGGCGACAAATCTATCCAAATGTCGGCCACGGGGATTCAACTGAACAGCAAGTTGGGCGACAAAATTCTCCGAACCGAAAATCTCCGAACAGATATTGATTAGATTGCTCGATTCGTTGTCGTCGATGCTGATGAAAAGCACGCCATCGTCGGCCAAAAGTCGGAACGCGAGACGAAGTCGTGAATACATCATGGTCAACCAATCGGAATGAAATCGCCCATTCGCTGCGGTATTGGCAGCGAGCCGATTCCCTTCCTCATCCACTTGATTCGAGCGACGCAAATATTCGTTCGCATCCTCGGCAAAGTCGTCCTCATAGATGAAATCATTGCCCGTGTTGTACGGCGGGTCGATGTAAATCATCTTCACCTTGCCCAGATACGTCTCCTGCAACAGCTTCAAGGCATCGAGGTTGTCACCCTCGATGAACAGGTTCTTCGTCGTATCGAAGTCCACGCTCTCTGCGCGCACCGGGCGTAGCGTCTTGGCAATCGGCGCATTGGCCGTCAGCAGCGCCTCGCGCTTGCCGGGCCAGTTGAGGTGGTAACGCTCCTGCGGGCCTTCGACGATGGCGCTGGACAGCTCCTGCTTGAGCTGGTCGAAGTCCACTGCCAGCCTCACGCTGCCGTCCTCGCCCCGCGCTTCCGTCACGCAGCCGGGGAACATCTCGCGGATGCGCGCAATGTTGTCTTCGGTCAGGTTGGGCGAGTGCATTTTTAGCTTTTCCATGTTCTTTTCCTCTGCTCACCGCGCTTTTTTGGGAAAAGGCTTGGCGGCTTAATTTTCAAGTTCGTGTTGGTATGTCAGTCGCCCTGCTGCCAGTCCTGGCAAAAGTGCGTGCGCAGACTCTCGATGCCGGATGGCAAGGTGCCTTGGCAAGTGACGCCCAGGTAGGTGGCCGCGCGGGTGGTGCCGACGTACAGGTATTTGTCGAACAGCGCGGGGTGCAACGAGGCCAGTTGGTCAATGCCGACAAAGAACACCGCCTCGAACTCCAGACCTTTGATGTGCTGGATGTCGAATACGCGCACGTTGCTTTCTTGCCCCACGGCCTGCCCCTCACGGCAGGCGATGACCTGGATGTTGTGCTCGGCCAGGGCGGCGTTCAGAGCGTCGGCCACCGGGGCAACGTCATCCTCGGTGTTCACAAAAATGGCGGTGGATGGCAACTGACCGACAAAGCGCTCAATCTCCCGAATGCGATCAGCCAGCCACCAAACAGTGGTTTCCGCGTTGGTAGCGTGCTCCAGCAAGGCAGGTGCGACGCCCATGCTGTCCATATGTGCAGGCAAGCTGGCGCCTTGTTCGGTGCCACCGACGGCCTGGATCATGGCGCGGGCCAAATCATTCAGTTGCTTGCTCTGCCGGTAGGAGACCGTGATTTCCTTGATGTCGAAATCGGCGAAGACCCACTTCAAGTCGTCGGCGGAGCGCGTGCCCCAGGTGGTCAGGCGCTGGTTGAAGTCGCCGCAGGCAAAGAACGAGCGCAGTCGTGGATGCGCCAGCGCTGCCATGCTCGCAAGCTGGATGGGTGAGAAGTCCGTTGCTTCGTCCACCAAGATCTGGTTGCGGTAGTGCCCGAGGATGGGCTGGAGCGATGACCACGCGGGACTATCGATATCACGCTGGACGTTGGGCCGACTGATCAGGTCGCCTGCGGCGCGCAAGATCGCAAGCAAGACGATGTCCAACTCCAGCGGATGGATGTCGCGCGCCTCAAAGGCTTCGTGGCGATACCAGGTGTTTGCCGGTTGGCGCTCGCGCCTGAATGCACGGTAGCGCTTCGGGATGCCATCGAGGTAGCGCTTGACCGGATTGACGAAACGACGGGCACTGGCCTGCACCAGAAGGCTTGCCCCTACCTCGGCGCGATCCGCCTCTGTCAGGCCGCGATCCTTCAGCCACTCGATGATCTTGCCATTGCGAGATGCCTTGCTGAGTGTGCGCTTGGATGCGGTCGCCCGTGCTTGGGCACGCGCAGCTTGCATATAGGCATTGAGCGCGGCGGCACGGCCTGTGCGGGGAGCTGTGGCGTCTTCTTCCTCATCAGCGTCGGGGTCGTCCTGCTCGTCCGCATCAGTTGCTTGCGCCTGTTGCAGGCTATCGATCACGCGGGCCAACTCATCCAGAAAGGCTCGGTTGCGATTGAGTTGCAAGTTGAGAGCGGCCTTGATTTTGGCGTCGGAGCCATCCTTCAGGCTGCCGACAAGCGCCTGCACTTTGGCAATCTCTACCGCCAGCGAGCCAAACATGGAAGCCAACGCGCCATCGACCGCCCGCGACAAAATGCTTTGCAGGCGTGCGCCAAGACTCTGTATCTCGGGAATGCTGGCATCGTGGAGCTGGGTTGCTGCATCGTGTAGCTCTTGTACATAGGCCTTGCGCTGCCATGCCTCGAAGTCATCAAACCATTGAATGGGGCGCTCTAGTGCTGCCGCGTTCAGGCTGGCCAATCCGTCTTTCAGGACAAAAGTGCCGCCACCGGAAGCTGTTCTGAGGACGCCGAATGCGTTTCGGGCCAGCTCGCGTCGATAGTCATGCCACGTTCTGATGCGCAGATCCGATGCGGGAACACCTTCACGCGCGAAGGCCTCCTTGAGATACTGTTTGAGCAACTCCGTAGGTGTGAACATCAGCCAGCTATTGGCGTGCGCCATGCCTTGGGCTGAGGTGACTGTTTCAACCAGACGTTGTTCGCCTTCTTCCAGGAAGGCGGTGTCGAGTTTTTGGCCAAGGCGGCGGATGAGGGTTGTTGTTTTGCCAGTACCGGGTGGCCCCAGGATCAGCAGGCGCTTGTCGAGCGGGAGTCGGAAGATCTCGTCCTGGTATTGGTCGAGGATGGGCTGATCCCGCAGCCCCATCTTGGTGATGACGCTGCGGCGAACGCCGTCGATGATGTTGGCCTTGACGGTTTCCTCGGCCAGCAGTTGGCCCAGAATGTCTTCGGTGACTTCTTCCCCTGCAACCTCAGTCAGAAGCGCACGCAGCGACTCGATGGTCAACGGCCCGAAATGTTCGGCCTCAACAACGGTGTCGCGGGAATCCCACCCATCGGCAAGCGTCTTGGGCCGAAGTTGGGCTCGCTCAAGAACCTCAACGGTGGTTCCATTGGGAAGCGTGAACTCTGCGCCAATTGCCAACGAGGCCAAGCGTCCAACAGGCGCGCGGTAGCTGGCCAAATTGGGAAAACCCGATACCGGCGTCGTGCGGCAGATGTAATAGGTTTTTTCTTCTCCCTCTTCATCGGCCACCACAACGCGAGCGATGGCGGGCTCTGCCACCAGCACTTGATAGCTTTCGCGGTTCGCCTGACTGATCTGATCCAGCTTTTGGATGGCTGAGCTGGACGTCATCGTGTTGATGCTTGCCAGCGCATCGGAACCCAGTGTCCGCCCATCGTGCAGCTTGCCCTTGGCAGTCGCAGCAATGCTTTCGAGTTGCGCCAGCGCTTCGCCAGCGACCTGCTCGATGTGTTTCCGCGATTCGTCGTTCAGACTCTGCGTCATGCCAGTTCCCTTCCAGTCAATTCTTCGAGTTCGTTCTTGAGCTGCCGCAGGTGCGCGTTGATCTCCACCTTGCGATTGAATTGCTTTTCTTTCGCCAGTCGCGCCGTGGCCTTGTCCAGCTCGCGCTGTTTGGCTTGTGCTTGTTCGACGCGTAGCACCAGTTCGGTCAGCGCTTCTTGCGGTCGCGCAGACAAGGGAATCAGGCGGTGCAGCAACTGCTCGTAGAGGCCACCCAGATGCAGGGCCACGGGCATCGCGGTGCGCTCGTGGTCTGTCGGTAGCCAGTCCGATGCAAAGTAGTCCGAGAGCACCCAATGGCTGGCGTCGGATTCGCTGGGGCGCTTGTAGGCGGCGATCACCTGCGTCTTACCCTCGAAAACCAGCTCGAACACGATGGGAAACGGAATGGCCCCGTCGATGCAGCGCAGCACGTCGATGTGCAGTTCCGTTGTCTTGAGCTGGATGGTGAAGATCTGGATTTCCGGCACGCCGGGGCGGGCAGGCAGGTGGAGCGTCTCCGGGGCCAGCTTGTACTGCCAGATGATCTGCTCCACCTGTTTGACGAACAGGTCTTTGAGCCGGGTGTTCGCTCCGCTGTGCTCGTAGATTTTGTTCTTGGGCAGAACGCGCCCGAAGGCGGCTTGTTTGGGATAGGCGATCAGCGCACTCATCCAACCTCCTGAATCACAAGGAAGCTGATGAGTTCGAAGTCGTCCAGCCCGGAGATGGTGTTGGTCAGCGCTGTGGTTTTGCCGCCGCTGAATAGGCTATCGAGGTCTTTTTCTTCCTTTACCTCGATCATCGAACGGATGGCTTTGCCCAGCAGGTCGGAGTAGGCCTGCATCCGGCGGCCATCTGCCGTTTCCTGATTGAAGTGATGGCAGGCCTCCAAGATGGGTTTGTCCTGCCCCTTGCAGCAGCTGCGAGCCAAGTCGAGCAGGCGTTTGACTTCAGTGTGGTCGTGGATGACCTCGCCCTGGCGGTTGATGTAGATGAGGTAGTACGGGTGCAGGCGGTTGTGCTGTGGCAGGTGTGCAGGCGGGTTCACGCCCGTATTGCGATTGCGCAGCGTGAAAATCACGCCGGGCGCAAGGCCCAGATCGGGGTTGGCGGACACGACGGCGTGCAGGCCGTTGGGTGACTTGTCGAGGTCGCCGTGAGCCTTGACGTAGTTCAGCAAATCCATGCGGAAGTCGTTCAAGCCCAGATCGGTGATGGAGACGCCGGTCTTCAGGTCTTCCAGTTCGATGACTTCCTCCTGCAGGCGGCGTAGTTGCTCCTTGCGGTAGGACACGTCGTTGGCCTGCGCGGAGATGACGTTGTCGTCGCCGGTGGCCGTGACGTCCACGATCATCATCCGGTTCTCGACGCGCTCCTTGAGGTTGATGTACTCGTCCAGCGAGATGTCGGGCCAGTAGTTCACCAGTTGGATGCTGGCGTTGGGTGAACCGATGCGATCCACGCGCCCGAAGCGCTGGATGATGCGCACCGGGTTCCAATGGATGTCGTAGTTGATCAGGTAGTCGCAGTCCTGAAGGTTCTGGCCTTCGGAGATGCAGTCGGTGCCGATGAGCAGGTCGATTTCCGCCGGTTCGCCCGGCAGTACGATGGCCTTTTCCTTCGAGCGCGGGGAGAACAGCGTCAGCAGTTCCTGAAAGTCATACGCCTTCGGCAAAGTGGATTTGGGCCGGTCGCTGCCCGTGACCTTGCCGGAGTGCAGCTTCAGGGCCTCCAGCGTGGGTGCCAGATTGGCGTACAGATAGTCGGCGGTGTCGGCGAAGGCGGTGAAGATCAGGATCTTCTTGTTGCCGGGATTGATGGGGCTGGCAATCTTGTTCAGCACCTGACCCTTGAGATGCTGGAGCTTGGCGTCGTCGTCGGGCGTGATCTTGGCCATCGAGGCCAGCAGCGCCTCGATGTTGGCGAGATCGACCTTGAGGTCGTGCTCCCACGAGGGCAAGTCCATGTCGACCAGATTGATCTTGACCTTGCCGCCGATGTCGCCACCTTCGCCAAGCTCATCGAGCAGGTCGTCGTCCTCGGCGTCGAGGTCTTCCAGCACGTCGGTCAGGTCGCCGACGCTGGCGGCGCTGCCGGTCTGATTGAACGCCGCAATCTTGACGAGCGTGCCTTGATGGTTGGCTTGCAGGGATTGCAGCGTGAGCCGGAATGACTGGACGGAGCTTTCCAGCCTCTTGAGCAGGTTGACCGTCATCAGCGCCTGCAGGCTCTTTTCGCGGTCAGCCTGCCGCAACGTGCCCTTGCCGCCGACCTTGGTGTCGTAAAGGTCTTCGTACTTCCGCAGGCGGCTGGGCAGGATGTAGCTGACCGGGGCATACACCGCGAGCTTGAGCTTGGCGAGCTGCTCGAATATTTCGTTGAAGCCCATGACATCCGAGCGCGTGGTCAGGGCGCAATGGAACGACAAGGGCTTGCGGCGCTCGGGGAAGTGGCCGATGTCCTTGGTGTCGTAGAAGGTCTGGATGTGCCTGCGCGAGCGCGCGATGGTGACGCTATCCAGCAGCTCGAAGAAGTCGAACTCCAGCGCATCCAGAATGGCGCGCGGCGTGCGCTCCTCCGGCGGCAGCTTCGACCAGGCATTGAAGGCCGTCTGCGCGTTGCGGAAGACCTCCTCCACCGACTTGCTGGTGCGCAGCTTCTTGCTGAGGTTTTCGGAGTCGCCTTCGTAGGCGAGTGCGAGCTGGTTTCGCAGATCCGTAAAGCGGTTGTTGACCGGCGTGGCAGAGAGCATCAATACCTTGGTCTTTACGCCTTCGCGGATGACCTTGTTCATCAACTTCTGGTAGCGGGTTTCCTTGTCCTTGTAGGCGTCGTTGTTGCGAAAGTTGTGCGATTCGTCGATGACGACGAGGTCGTAGTTGCCCCAGTTGATGCGGTTGAGCGGAGTGCCGAACGATTCGCCGCTGGTGCGGGAGAGGTCGGTGTGCGCCAGCACGTCGTAGCTGAAGCGGTCGCGGGAGAAGATGTTGGTCTTGAGGTTGCGGTTGTAGTTGAGCCAGTTGTCCGCCAGCTTCTTCGGGCACAGCACCAGAACGGACTTGTTGCGCAGCTCGTAGTACTTGATGACCGCAAGCGCGGTAAAGGTCTTGCCCAGGCCGACGCTGTCGGCAAGGATGCAGCCGCTGTAGGTCTCCAGCTTGTTGATGATGCCGGTGGCCGCGTCCTTCTGGTAGTTGAAGAGCTTGTTCCAGATCAGCGTGTCCTGATAGCCAGTGCGGTCGTTGGGCAGGACGTCCTCATCGATGTCGTCGAGGAATTCGTTGAAGATGTTGTAGAGCATCAGGAAGTAGATGCTCTCCGGCGAGTTCTCCTGGTAGACCGAGGCGATGTGCTCGCAGAGCTGCGCGGTCACGTCTTCCAGTTTTTCAGGGTCGTTCCAGATCTGGTCGAACAGGCTCAGATACGTGGCAGCAAAGGGTGCCTCGTTCATCTTGTTGACGAGGTTGGAGACGGCATTGCCTTGCTGGTAGCCCAGATCGACAGCGGTGAAGCCGTGCAGGGGCATGTAGGCCGTATCGGTGCCGCCAGCCTGCACGCAGGCAAACTGCTGCATGGGGGCCTTGGTGCGATTGCTCCTGAACTTGGCCTTGCGCTGTATCCAGTCGGCGCACTCCTTGGCCACCGCCCGCTGGGTCAGCTTGTTGCGCAGCTGGATCTCAAACTCGCTGCCGTAGAGGCTGCGCTCGCGGTCGAGCTTGGGGATGTGGAATTCCTTGCGCTCCTTGCGGATTTTGTCCGCGACCTCATTGGCAACGAAGGTGGGCGAGGTGAAGATGAAGTTCAGCTCGTCGACCTTCTCCAGCTCGGCTTTCAGTGCCTCGAAGGCGTACATCGAAAAGCACGAGGCCGCGATCTTCAGTCGCGCCCCGGGCCGAACGGTCTGCTTGAGGTCGTCACCTAACAGGCGGCTGATGTTGTCGATCAGTTCCATCAGTCGCCCGCCCCTGAATCCTTGTTGGTCAGATTGGCGGCAATCCACTTGTCCAGATCGCTGCGACGGAAGCGCCACGTACCGCCCAGCTTGAAAGCGGGGAGCTTGCCTTCAGCCGCAAGGCGATAGACCGTGCGCTTGCCTGCCTTCAAGTAAGCAGAGACCTCGTCCAGGGTCAGGATTTCACCTTTCGGTTCTGCCATCGTCTCGCCCTTGCCGATGATGAATTAAGATTGCCAAGAATTGCCAATTCTCCCATAGAAAAACCATGCCGACCAGATGCCGAGCAGGCGTCAGTCACGACGCCGGGAGACGTTGAACGCGCTTGAGGCGAAATTAGCGAAATCAGCGAAATTAGCGCCGTGACAAGCACTTGCGACCGATCCGCCCCGGCGAAATCAGCGAAAAAATCCCCGCACTACCCCGTCGCCAGCCGGTACACCCGCAGCGGCGCGCCCGGCGCACCGTCGGCGCGCTCGCCCCACTGCACGGCGATCTTCGGCGGCGTACTGGCCAGCAGGTGCTCCAGGCTGGCGTCGAGCCGCGCCTTGGGCACCTTGCCCTTGAAACACTCGGCACTGATCTGGCTGCGCGTGGCCTGACCGCGCTCGCGCAGGAAGACCAGCACGCGGTTCGACAGCTCCAGCACCTGCGCCAGCTTGGCTTCCTCGGCGGCGCTGACGAAGACGAACCGGACGGACGCCGTGGCATGCCGAATCCATGCCATCGCCGCGTCGATGTGCTGGGCGTCGATGCGGGTTTGCAGATCGGTCAGCGCCATCAGCATCGCCAACCGGAGCAGCATAGGAGCGCGGCGTTCCAGCAGCGCCCCGATGACGCCGTCGCCGAGGTCGTCGTTCAGCTCGCCCCGGTAGAGCTGGGCGTAGCGCCACTGCGCCTGCGGCGACAGATCCATCCGCAGGTGGTCGCGTTCGTCGTGTCGGTCGGCGCGGACGAAGGCCAGCACCTCGCGCGTCCGTGCCGCCAACTGCTCGACCACGGCCTGCGGCGTTTCCTTCGGGAACGGCAGCATCCTCGTGCGTTCGGCCCAGATCATCAGGAAGCGGTTGGCGAAGCCATTGGTCAGTTCGCGGGCGCTCATCAGGCTGGTCAGCTCGCCCGGCGAGATCGCCCCGCTCAGGCAGACGTGCGGGTCGCTGGCGTAGAGCCGGTTCGACTTGGTGGCAGGCTTGAGATCGACGCCATCCCAACAGTCGCGCAGCGCCGCCGACAGGGTGTTGCCGTCGCGCCGCCCTTGATGCAGTACGTTGGCGAACTCCGATTCGACCACCCACAGGCGCTTGTCGTCGATGGCGGGCACGTCCTGCCGACCTTGCCGGTAGCCATCGTGGATCAGCGCCGCCAGCCTTCGCGTGTGGACAGGCCGCCACGGTGAATCTGCGGCGCGAAGGTTTCGTCCATCGCCCGTAGCACCTGATCGATGCGCAGCACCAGCGACACCGCGTCGCCCTTGCGGCCACGGCCCGAACGCCCGATGTGCAGGCAGAACAGGCGCGCGTGGTGCCGGGTGTTGCCGATGGGCAGGTACACGCCGCGCCCAACCGCGCAGGACAGGTAGGCCATGAAGTTGGCGGCGATGGCGTAGGCGTTGGTCTCCGTGCCGTCGCTGCCCGCGCGGGCCACATCGCCGATCAGGCCGTAGAGACCGGCCGGATCAGGTTGCGGGGCATTGCGGTGCGCGGCCACGGCTGCGCCATCGTCGTCATCGGTGGCGTCAAGCGGTGACGTGGCATGAGATGCCGGGGTGACATCGACGATCCGAGGCATTCGTCATTTGCCGTCCAGCGCCACGGTCTGAACGATATTCTCGAATTCGGCCAGCACGTCCGGCTGGCGTTGTGACAGGAAGCGGAACACGGCTTTGTTGCCGATCAGCTTGCCGAGGTAGCCGCGCGCCAGTGTCAGGAGCAGCACGTCCTGACCGTAGGACTTCTCGACCAGCTTCAACTGGTTTTGGATGTTTCCCATTTCGCGCTCCATCTTTACCATCTGTTCCGCCGTGACGCCGGAGAGTTTCCGGGGTCGCTTTTCGCTGACCAGCAGGTGTGGCGGCGTTGCCGCCAGCAAGGCTTCGGCGTAGGCGACGGTCATGTTGTTGGCGGTCAGCATCAGTTCCACGCACTCGACCTGCCGTGTTGGTTTCATCTTGCGCAGCACCGAACCGAGGTTGGCCG